CCTTCGTGAGCATCGGGGACACGGCAAAAACGCTGTCCTGCCGCGACTTGGGCACCTCTTACCGTGCGTTGTCGGCCGATGCGAGCACGAACCTGGGGCTTTCGACGGCGTTTGTTGTCCACGACGAGCTCGGACAGGTGCGCGGACCGAATTCCGAGCTTTTCGACGCGCTCGAGACAGCCGCCGGGGCCCACGACTCGCCGCTGTCGGTCATCATTTCGACGCAGTCGCCATCGGACGCGGACCTGCTGTCGGTGCTGATCGATGACGCGCTGCGCGAAGAGGATCCGCAGACCAAGCTTTTTCTCTTCACGGCGGACGAATCGCTCGATCCGTTCTCGGAAGAAGCGCAGCGGGCCGCAAATCCGGCTTTTGGCGACTTCCTGAACGCCGCGGAGGTGCGTCGGCAGGCCGAGCAGGCGCGGCGGATGCCGTCACGCGAGGCCTCCTATCGCAACCTGATCCTGAATCAGCGCCGCTCGCAGGTTTCTCCCTTCATTCCGCGCCAGGTCTGGGCGGATTGCTCGGGCGAGGTCGATCTGGGGGTGTTTTCGAGCGGCGCGGCGGCCTATGTGGCGCTGGATCTATCCGCACGCAGCGACCTGACCGCGCTGGCGGCCTTAGCGCAGGATTCAGAGGCCGTCTGGCACGCGCATTGCGAATTTTTCGCGCCGCTGTACGGCATTGAGGACCGCTCGCACCGAGACCGCGCCCCGTACGACGTCTGGGCGAAAAACGGGCAGATCACGGCCACTCCGGGCGCTTCGGTCGACTACGACCTGATCGCCGAGCGGCTGTGTGCGCTGTGCGACGACTGGAATGTCGTGGCGATTGCCTTCGACCGCTGGCGCATTGACGTACTCAAAGCGGCTCTGAAGCGCCTGGGGCGCGAATTGCCGCTGGTGGAGTTCGGGCAGGGCTTCCGGGACATGTCGCCAGCGCTGGATGCGCTCGAATCAACCTTGGCGAACAAGAAGTTTCGGCACGGCGCCCATCCGGTGCTGACCTGGTGCGCGTCCAACGCCATCGCGGTGAAGGATCCGGCCGGCAATCGCAAGTTGGATAAGGCCAAATCGACTGGCCGCATCGACGGTTTGCAGGCGGTGGCGATGGCGATCGGCGCAGCGGCGCGCGCTGCCAAGGGGACGGCCAGCGGGCCGAGCGTATACGAAGAGCGCGGGATTCTAACCGTGTAGGGGGAACAATGGCCACCGAAGACGCAAGCATTCTGGCCCAGCAAAAACAGCAGCTCGAATCGATACTTGGCGCTGGCACGCCGGCCTGCAAATTCGCGATGTCCGGAGAGCAGGCCGGTTCGATCGGCGAATACAAGCAGACCGTCGTGGCAGCTGCCTCCGCGGTTGTTTTGACGACTGCCACCTCAGCGCAGGTTGCCTCCTTGGCCCTGACGGCGGGCGACTGGGACGTCTCCGGCTATGTCGGATTCGTGCCCGGCGCGACGACGAATATCACCGTGGCGCAGGGAAGCCTTAGCAAGACGACGGCTGAAATCGATTCTGGCAACGGTTACACATGGCTATGGGATGCAGCCGGAGCCGTGCCGGGCGCTGTGAATTTCGAGGGAGCGCTGCCGACGGTGCGCTTTAGCCTCGCCGCGCCAGCCACGATCTACTTGAACGCGGAAGGGACGTTTTCGGTGTCGACGCTCGGCGCTTACGGCACGATCCGCGCGCGTAGGTGGGCCTGATGGGCTTGCGGGACTGGGCGGTACGCTGGCTGACCAAGAGCATGGCCCCGGACTGGGGCACGCTCGAGCGGTACCTCGCATGGGCCTTCGGGGGAGGGGCGTCCTCCTCTGGCATTGTCGTCAATCCTCAGACGGCGATGCAGCAAGCGACCGTATACGCCTGCGTGAAGGTGCTTGCCGAGTCGATCGCGATGCTGCCGTGCGTGCTGTATCGCAAGACCGGGCGCAATCAGACGCCGGCAGACGATCACCCGCTCTTCGAGATCCTGCGTTGGCAGCCGAACGACTGGCAGAGCGCGGTCGACTTCTGGGAAATGATCGTCGCTTCCCTGTGTCTGCGCGGCAACGGTTACGCGTGGATCAATCGCACGCGCTCGGGCGATCTGGCGGAATTGCTGCCCCTGCATCCGGACATGATCAACGTCACGATGCAGCCTGGCTTTCGACTGAATTACCAGGTCACGATGCCCGACGGCAGTTTCAAAGATCTGGCGCCGGGCGAGATCTTTCACGTGCGCGGCCTTTCGCTCAACGGCTGGCTCGGCATCTCCCCGATCGCGTATGCGCGAGAATCGATCGGGCTCGCCTTGGCAGCCGAGAAGTTCGGCGGCCAGCTGTTCCGCAACGGCGCCAAGATGGGTGGCGTACTGGAGCATCCGACCAGGATGAGCGATGAGGCCTATAAACGACTCAAAGAATCGTTCGACCGCTCAACCTCTGGTGAGCACTCGCACGAGACGGCTGTGCTTGAGGAAGGCGTCAAGTTCAATAAGATCTCGATTGCTCCTGAAGATGCTCAATTCCTTGAGACGCGCAAATTGCAGCGCAGTGAGATCGCCGCGATCTACCGCGTGCCGGCGCATCTGGTCAACGATCTTGAGAAGGCCACATTCTCAAACATTGAGCAACTTGGGTTACAGTTCGTGACCTCGTGCCTGATGCCGTGGTTCACGCGCATTGAGCAGGCCATACGGCGGGATCTGATTGTAAGATCAGAGCGCGCGCAGCTCAATCCTGCGTTCGACGTGTCGATGATGCTGCGCGGCGACGCAATGGCACGCTCGACCTACTATCACAACGGCATTCTCGACGGCTGGCTCACTCGCAATGAGGCGCGCTCAATCGAGTCGAACCTGGGCATCGTGCTGAACCCGATCGACGATCTGGACGAGCCTCTGATGCCGCTGAACATGACGGAGGTCGGAAAAGAACCTGATGCCGACGATCAGCCGGCCCAAGTTACGCCGCCGCCGGAAGAAAAGCCGAACGAGGCCGTCGCTAAGCTCACCGATGCCGTACAGACGATGGAGCGGCGCTTGTCTCTCGTCCATAACGCGTCCGGCCCGAGCGTGAATATTGAGCCTGCGCCAGTGACGATTCACGTGACCAAGGAAATCGAGAAGACGGAGCCGCGCGGCGTGAAGTTCCTGTTCGACGAGAACAAAGAGGTTATCGGAGCCGAGTTTATCGATGCCCAAGAACACACAGCTGGGTAGCACCGCCATCAACGCGCAGGCCGACGCGCTCGCCGCGCTACTCAACGGCGGGTTTCTTTGTATCTACGGCGGCCAGCAGCCAGCCAGCGCCGACACGCCTATCGATTCGCAGAAGGCGCTCGCGCTGCTACGCTTCGGCACGCCAGCGGCGGACCCGGCGGTCGACGGCATGGTGAAGTTTCACGCGATTGCCTCGGCCCAAGCCAAGGCGACCGGGACCGCAACCTGGTTTCGCACCTATCGGGCCGACCAGCGCACGCCCGTGTTCGACGGCACGGCCGACGAGGAAAGCGCCTCGCCGAACCTGTCGCTGAGCACGTGCGAGATCGCGGCCGGCGCTGTGGTCACCGTCTCTCGCTTCGTCCACGTTGTCCCCAAAGCGTGACCGGCCTTCGCTAACCCCTTGCCAGCGCTCAGCTTTGCGCGTACCGTGCGCCCCCATGTCCTGGTCATTGATCGCTTGGATCGTCGCCGGCCTCGTGTCACACGGCCTGGTCGGAGTGCTCGCGCTGATGTACGGCAAAGCACACCCGGCCATTCAATCCGCGATCGTCGACGAAGCCAGCAAGGTCGCCAAAAAGATCGGCGGCTGAGTCCGCCATGACCGGTACCTGCCAGACTTGCCGCTTCTTCTCCGCGCTGCAAGTCGCCTGTCGGCGCCACGCCCCGACTATCTACGTCGCGATACCTGATCCGAAAAACGGCGCGCCTGCTCCGGTCGCGTCGTTTCCGCCCGTGCGGCCCGATTGGTGGTGCGGCGAGCACGAGATCGATAAGCAATCGGTCGCCGCCAATGGCGCTGGCCAAGCGGCCGCCCTTCTAAGGTAACGATGGAACAGCTCACGCGGCAAGTTCAATCGATGCGCCTCGAGGCCGTCATCATCCGCGCGGACGGCACGCGCGAGGAATTGGGCGCCATCGCCTACTGGCACAAGAATCCGCTGCGTCGCTTCA